TGTTACAAAATTGAACAAGTTAAAAATGAAAATTTTATATCGGGCGTAGATTCTGTGAGGTATCTTGCCGTAGGTAAAGGAATAGCATCACCAATAGTACAGTCGGACGACCTTATTAATTGGACAGATGTCGATGTAAAAGACATTTTCACGATAGTATTTGACATCTCGCACAAAAGCGGTTTATGGGTAGCAATAGGAGAAGGAAAATACAATCTTGCTATATCAAAAGATGGTAAAAACTGGAAAGGCATGTATACAAAGTATCGAAGCGATACATTATCGTCGGACTATTCGACCGCCTTTAATTCATTAGATTATAACAATGTTACAGATAATAACGTCATTGATGTTATTCCTTACATACCGAATTTAAAAGGTATTTTCCTGAGAAATTTATCTCTTCTTCGTCTTTTTAGCAGAGTAGAGTATCACGTCGGTACACAGATATGGCAAACTTTGACATTTGATGACATTAAAGCGATGTTAGATACAGAATTTGGAGCAGGGGAATATAAAAATTTATTAAAAAATTGTAGTATAATCAATGAAAATGGAACAACAAGGTTCACAACGTGGATACCTGGATTTACAAAAACATTAAATTCAAAGTTAGAAACTTTTAGTAATATATCCGAGAGCGGATCGTTTCCTTCTGGGTTATTAAAAGACCAAAAATTATCTATTAAAATTTATTACAACAAATTAGAGAATGTAATCGGAGACACTCTTGAATCCAGCGACATGAACAACGCCGTGTTTGATAATTTCATGAATAATACATTAATACCCTGTGATAGAAATCCAAATTATTTCATAGATTCTTTCCTGGCAGACAACTACGGTTTTCAACTTGGCGACACTTATAAGAATGTAAACGGAAAATTCAGATTAAAATACAAAACAGAAATTCAAAAATTTAGACTTTTTTCTAAAAGGTTTGAATTAGATGACATTGAAATAGATCAATTTAACAGAGGAGTCAAACAGACGTCTAAAATTACACAGGGTTTATATTTTGACGCAGACAATGTTGGATATCTCCTATTGGATTTAGATAGTTTTAATTTATACGCTTCGCATATTATAGTATCTGGATGGTTGACTTCTGGAGTGCATATTACTGATATGAATTTAGAACTGAATGGATATAGTTATCAAAAAGTTATTGAGCCTAGTGTTATAGACTACGCAACGAAATCATACTTAGGTTTAAATTACAATAGATACACATTCAATGGTGTAGACAAAGAAGACGGAACTGGATCCTTGGTGATACCCCTGGCTTCTACGGCTTACTCGGGGTCTAGTGTACCTCTTGATAGATATAGTAGTATTCGGCTTAGAATAAACTTCAATACACTCGCTGGACCGAAGTCTTATATTAATGTAACTTGCGTAGGAACAACTACGGTGTCTTACAATAATAGTACAGCGAATATAGAAATGTACTAAATTTAAATACATGGTATAAAGGTCCATTTTAGATCTGTACATATCTTCTTCCATATGTTTTCCTGTTCGAATAATTTTTCTCTACTTTTAAGCAATGGAAAATAAATAAGATACTCGTCCTTATTTAATAATTGAAAAAATTTATACAAAGTGTAAGAATAACTTAAAAAATTTTTTCTATTTTTCGGACAATTTCTGTCAAACGGTTCTTGTATATCGTTAAACATCGTGACTAATTTTTCCTGAAGTTCATTATTAATAATTAACTGTTTATTACCTGTTATTTTGTGTATTATATTAGGAATGTGTTCGTAGTATTTGTTAAGTTTAAGTTTTTTAAGAAATTCTTTGATTTTAGAGTATGTAATTAGAGATTTATCTCTTAATCTTTCTTTCTTTATTTCAACTATTAATAATTCTATGACATCATTTGGTATAAGAGTTCCTTCACGGCCTTGTATCTGATTTATCCATTCTTTAAAATGATTTGTTCTTTTATAACTATATGGTTTTACGTATTCGTGTGTTTCTGTGTGATTCCATTCTGGAAGATTTGAAATATTCGATTTTTCAGCAAGACCACAGTTAAAACATACAGTAAGTCCCGATGAGATATCATTCGTGGTCTTACTGTCGCAGTCTGGACATCTGAAAATTTTGTTTATATTATTTTCGACTCGAGAGGGCGTTTCCGAAGGGAAACATTTTTCCATGTACTTCCTATACATTTCACCTTTGTTATTTTTAGAATCAAGAGAGATGTATTTAAATATACCCTCTTCTGAAGTATCTTCAACTATAGTACATTCGTTATTGTCTATTTCCTTTATAAAACTTATAGAATCGAATAAATAATCAGATAATTCAGTGTCGTTTTCAATCTTATTAATTTTGTCTTTTAAGTTGTCTATTTTTCTAGAAATATTAAACGCGTCTGAGTAATTATTTTTACTTTCAAAGTTTTTCTTAGTTTTTTCTAAAAGTATCAATTCTGAACGATATTTATCTAAATTAGTTTTGTCGTCTTCTATTTTTTTAATAGTTTCAAGGTGTTTATCTATAATAGACGTTCTTGAATCTGTATGAACTGTTTTTTTAGATATTTTAAAAGATGACATTTGTAGTTATTATATTGTATTTTTTTATACACATTTAAATAATTTAATTTAAAAAGATATAATAATTAATTAGATGATTAAATATTCAAATATTTTAACTGTTAAGTGCTTAAAAAAAATATGTAAGATTTATAAAATTAAAAACGAAAAATACAGCAAGTCTTTTCTTTTAGACTTATTAAATAAATATTCTGCCGCTAAAGTAATACAGCAAAAATTTAGGAAAAAAATAGATTTTAATAAAGTGTGTCCTATTTCTCACGAAGAAATTAGATATCCTTGGATTTGTGTTAAAAATAACACCAAGTACATTTATTATGATTTTGACACATTTGTAATTTATTTAAACAAGATGTCTGATTTCAGAGATCCTTGTACTAGAATTAAACTTTCAAATAAAAAAATAGAAGAAATAAATAAATTAATACTTTATTATTATCGAAAGTCAACAAGTAAATTGATAGTATCGGATGATATGATTAGAGACATAGATTTTAATATACTTACTTTCTGCTTATATGACATCATAAAAGACATTAATAATAAAGAATTAAATTTAGAAGAAACTTATAGATTTTATCTTCCAAGGTTTATATTTTATTTTACACATCTTGTAAATAATCATTCTAAAGAAATGACCGATGTTTTATTAAAAGCTTGTAAAAAGTCAGTAAACAAGCAATTAATCATTGATTACATCGATGTAGTAGAAAATATAAATGAATTTAGAGACAAATAATTACAAAAAATAACTATATAAAGAAACAAATTAGTATATAAAGAACACGGACCGATTCGTTATGACAACGTGTGTAATTTGCGACCCGCGTTCTCAATACACTAATTGTATTTGCCATCCAAATTTTAAAAGTTTTGATAACTTCAAATGTTCTCAAGATGTAAGTTATACATCTTTTAATATAATTAAAAAATGGGACATATCTACCATGACTATGTGTTGCTGTTTTAATAGTGTTATAGACACTACAAAGTATATTGCCGAGTATAGTGATGAAAATGGTAAAAAACAATTTTATAACTGTGCTAATATTTACATAACTGTGAAGTATCAAAATAAACCCAAAGTATCCGCTAAAATATTCTCAAATGGAAATATTCAATTAGCGGGGGTTCTTAATCCATATTCGGCGACTTATGCTATAAGAAAACTTTTTAAAAGACTCAGTGTACTAAACGCCTTTACAAGCGAAACGGCATATATTTCCAATGTGAGAATTTGTATGATAAATTCTGACTTCAAAATAGATAAACACATTAAGCAAACTGACTTATGTAAAATTTTAGACCAGGGTAAATTAAATTATCTTAAAACATATTCTTTTAACCCAAACAAATATCCAGGTGTTAATATTAAAATGCAGATTCCAGATACTGATAAAGTGATGTCATGCATTGTATTCAGACCCGGTAGTGTTATAATCACCGGAGGCAATGACATCGCTTCATATGAAAAAATTTATAGATGTATGATAGATGCATTTGTAAGAAATGAAAGTATACTCAGTTGTCCTAATTAAGATTTATTCTTCGATAGTTGTTAAATCTTTGTTAATGTCAACACCTGTTAAGTCCACATTCGACTCTTTCTTTTCCGATTGCTCCGTAACGTCTTCAATTAAGTCGCTCGGATATTCTTGTGCCTCGGCCGGTTTAAAATCTGTTAAAAAAGAGTCTAACTTTTCATTTATTTCCCTCAACTTGGAAAATAAATTAAATATGAAGTAAATGATAATTACAATTACAGAGCCAATTCCAATCTTAAATATAAAATCGCCACCAGTGTTTAAGTCGGGTAACATTTCTTTGGACATTTAATAAATAACAAATAAATTAAATCATTTGTTTTAACGTGAAATACACTTATTCTGGATCATCTTCTGGGATTTCGTTGTCGTCGCCTGGAATATCAATACCGATTACAAATGTAGTACGTTTGAGAATAATTCCAGAATTAGGAGGATATTCTCGAGAACCTTGTTGGACTACTTTAATATCGTTATTAGTGAAGATACCCATATAATAATCCTTTGTAAATTGTTCTCGTGGAAGATTATTTTCCCTACAGTGATCGTTAAAAATCTGAGAAAATACCTTTAGGGGTACATAATATTTCTTATTAAATACTACTTTACCCGATTTCAAGAAATGCTGAAGAGAATTAGTAGTTTGCTCCATTTCTTCTTTGTTTTCCTTGAAGTATTGTGGTAGAATGTTCCAGATGCCTTTCTTCCCGTGAGTCTTCAATGTGTGATAGTAACCACGAATACACATTTTCATAATACTTGGTATTTCTTTTGCTAGTTTTTTATCAATTTCTGTATCTGTATTTACTACCTTTTTCCAGAAGTTAACAACCGCTGTTCTGCGCGATACACTCTCTGAATTATTTTTGTATCTCATAATTTTATTACCACCCATCATCATTGGAACTTCCCAATTAATAGTTTCATCCGATTTATATTTCTCTGAGTAAGTATTGCGACCCCCTTCAACAAGAAGCTGCCAATCTGTCTGTTCCATCTTAAAATTCTCAGCGATCTCTGGTGCAAGTACCATAAACTTATTTACATGAGGTTTGATACCGTATTTAGCATCAATGTTATTCGCGATAATTCCTACATCTTCTTCTTCGTAGAACTTCTGAATAATTTTCATTACGATTGTACTTTTTCCAGCGCCTGCTTGACCGAGTAGATACAATAGAACTTGCCAATTGTCCATATCACCAAGGTTAAAACACATTCTACCCATAAAAGTACAAAACCATCTTTGTACTTCTTCAGTAAATTCTTGATAATCAAGTAGACTTTTGAATGTTGGGCAATGATTTATGATATTAAACCATTCGTCTTCTGAATACTGGTCATAATTGTCAAATTTTACGTCGTGATATTTTGCCGCTACAGACAAATTATTAAGGTAAGGATGACTTTTGCCATAAGGTACAAAAACATCTACGTAAACAGGTGTTTCTCCTGGTTCAGCGGTATTGTATTTAGTAATGTAATTTCCATTTTTGAAAGCAAAAAGATGGCGATCTTTATTCAATGCCGGTAACTCGGGACCGACAAATTCATTAAAGTATTTTTCGGCATTATTGATATTACTCGTACCATTAGCGGTTGCGTTTTTCCATTGATTAAAGTTAATTTTGTGATCTGTTTTTTGATAAATGAAATCTTTGATAGTACACTGTTTCTTCCACGCGTGCGTGTTAAATTTCTTGTAAATTACAGGTTTATACAAGTTACCTCCTGCTTTTGTAAACCCTTCCTCTGAAAATAACTCTAGAAGATACAAAAGAAGACATTGATAGGGCGTCTTTTTAGAATCATCTGTAAATCTAGCATACTTAAAAAGTACATCTGGGTCTTCATTACACAGTGAATTCCTGTTAGGATCAGTTGTACGATAAAGAATATAAGTATCGCGAATAAGCCTTTCAGAATAGAAAATTACTTCATAAATTTTATTCCAACGTTCTTGATAGTCTTCAAAATCTGGGATGTATTTTTTAAATTTGAAATACAAAAGTGTAGTTTCGAATATAGCCTTCTCCATCTCAATTGAGAGAATAGATGTATCTGTAGCCTCTAAATCGGAAATACAAAGATTTTTACAAGCGGTTTCTATTACATTTTCTCCCCTATTAACAGACCATTTTTCATCTAAAACTTGAAAGTACTCCATTAGTTTCTCATTGTCAGCTTGGTCGATTTTCTCTTTGATATCAATTGTCCAGTTAACAGGTGCCTTGGCCATCACTGAATATAATTCATTATAAAATATTTTTTTATATGAATTTATTTTTGTAATATCCGAGGTTAAAAACGCTATTTAAAATATACACTCTAATGTATAGGATGAAGTCATATTTGATTTTTCTTAAAAATGGAGAAATTAAAGAAAAAAAAACAAATATGAGTGTATTTGATATATCACATTTTAGTGATTTTAATAAATTTAAGATTTATCAAGACTATGTAGTTATGTACAATGAAAACGAAAATTCTGAAATGAACTTAACAGTTTTAAGTTTTACAACTGATAGGTATAATTCAGATATAGGCCTGATTAAACTTGAGAATAATATAATTAAGTCTCTTACGATGAATAATTACATTAGACTTTTAGAAAAAGAAAAGTATGAAATACACGAAGAAGACACTAATGTCTTGGATATTATAAACAGTTACAAGGACTTTATTACATTCTAATTTAATTTATTTAGAAACTAACTTTTGTGTGGGTACTTTTTCGCGTCCTTCTACGTAGATGTAATCGTGTAAAAACTTTGCCTTTCCCTGGGCGTCCATACTTTCTGTTTTATCAGTGTCTTCAGAAAAATACTTGTATATCCTGTCATATACATCTCCCTTTGTAATTGGTTTGCTAACTGCTGTATTTTTAAGTTCTAGTTTAGAATCCTCGCCCACGTGACACACGTCTAGATTGTTACTAGACATAAAGTTTAGAACTTCTTCTTGTTTTTGTTTCTTTTTCTGAGTAAGTTCTTTAATTTTATCTTGATAAGGTTTCATTTTTTTCTTCAGTTCTTTAATTTGTGTATCAATTTCATTATAATCCCCAACATCCTTTTTAAAAAATTCAATTTCCTGATCTGTAACAGGTAGTTCGGCCATTTATACATTTATGTACTATTTTTTTAAATTAGTTAAGTTTTTCAGAAATTTTGTATAAATAATAAGAGTTTAGTAGTAAAATGACTATAAGTATAATAGCATAACACTTAATCGGAAAAATGAATTTGTTTATTATTTCATTAATTTTAACTTGACTTTTTTCGTCCAATATATTTGATAACATAATTATAAGTGTGTATATATTTAATTAATTTTATTTAATCGCTAAATGCCCCAGTATCATCAAATGTTTCATCTACATCTGAGTTGTAGTCGTCGACGTCAAATGTATTGTCATTTTCATTTTCATTTTCATCGGACATTTCACTTGATTCGTCGCTGAAGTCCGACTTGTTATCGTTTTCGTCTTCCTCATTTGATTTTTTCTCTTTTGATTTTTCCTCTTGTTCTATGAAATTCTTAAGATCAAGTTTCTTAATTTCTTCTCTGGACTTCGTCTTTCTCTTCTTTTTAGATTTTGTTTTCATTGGGACACTCAATTCAGGAGGATATTCTGTTAATTTCAAAGGAAATGTAATACTTGAGGTATCGGGTCGACTAGGAATGTACTCATTGTTTTTAATTCTTGTTTCAAGACATTCTACGCTTTCGGTATCTTCAAAATAAAATTTCATACTCAGTCTTTTAAGTATGTAATTAATATTCGCTATGTAATCAGTGGAATATTCTTTAGGTAAATGTTTAGAATTTTTAAGAAGACATATATACTTATTTATATCTTTGGTGTAAGTTTCCCCTGGATCTGAGGATTTGCATATTTCCATTGATTTATATGTGTCTGGTATATCACTTTTAACGGAGTCGTTGATTTTTTGCGAATAATAAAAATCACATTTTACCTTCTTTTTAGTTTCTTGAGTGTCACATTTAAATACATTAAATGTTCCTTCATGTGTAGTTTTCTCAAAGAAAAAAGCCTTGGTTCCGCATTTACAGTTCATGACTATGATACCCATTCATAATTTATACGTTTAAGCATAATAAATTTCTGTAATAATTTAAAGGAATAACACATTTGTATTTACAATGAACCGTGTAGAACAACTTGAAGCTATTCAGAAAGAATGCCGCGAACTTTTCGCTAAGAAAAATTCAGATTATGGTGATGCTTTTGCTACATATGGTACAGTAGGAGTTCTAGTAAGAATTGGAGACAAACTCCAGAGATTTTCTAAGATTACATCAAAGTGTGTTGAAATTGAAGTTCTGGATGAAACATTGCGCGATACCTTAATGGATCTTCATAATTATGCCGCGATGGCAATTATGACGCTTGATAGATCTAAGTAAATTTATTACAAAAAAATATAAAGTATAGGTACATTCATAATTAACACACTGTAAGTTTAATTATGACTGAATCTCTCGAAGGACTTCGCAAATTTCACAACTGGATTAAGTCGCAGCTCATATTTGAAGCTCAAAAGAAAACTAATGGAGAATGTCTTTTAGATATCGCGGTCGGTAGAGGAGGAGACATAATGAAATGGAGCAAAGCAAGACTTAAATACGTCACTGGATTTGACATCGATAACAAGAGCATATACGAAAAAAATAAGTTTGACGGCGCGATTAAAAGATATAATTCTATGAAACATCTTCCTAATATGCCGAAGTGTTACTTTTGGAATATTTCAGCTGTAGATCCATTTGCTTTGAATATAATTAATGGCAAGGACAACAATAAGATTTATGATATAGTTTCATGTCAATTTTCGTTTCATTATTTTGTGAACGACATCGACATAACACTGAACATGATTTCGAAAAAACTTAAAACAAATGGGTATTTCATTGGTACTGCTGCTGACGGAGATGTTATATCCAGTCTTTTAAGCAATAAAGATGTATTTGAAAATGACGCAATTTGTCTCAAGAAAACAGATGATGAAGGAATGTATTCATTTGAATTAAAATCGGTTAAGTCATCCCGAGAGACTTATTTTGAATATCGGGGTGCTTCAATTGAATACTTTCTTCATAAAGATCATCTCATAGAAAAGTGTGAAAAACATGGTCTTGAACTAATAAAAATTAATAATTTTACTGAAATTTATGACACATATCAATTCGATTTGACACACAACGAACAGATGTGTAGTTTTTTAAATTTTGCATTTGTTTTCAAAAAAGTTTAATAGAATGGCTTCCATTTCTTTTCAGCACCGCGAGCCTCTGATAACAAAGTTACATTCGAATCTGAGCTATTTGGTCTAATGTCTACTATTCTACCGGCGCCGTTTGTTGTAATTGGGAAATTACCATTGTCATCTAGATTTAATGCCATATCGATACCAACAGAAACTTCATTTTCATCGGCATTTAGATGATCGTATTTGAAAACTATTCTTCCTTCTTCTCCGACTATTCTTTTAGTTACCTTCGGGTTAACGATGTCATAGATGTATTCTAATCGAGGTAGTAACTCAGATTGACTGTAATATTCTACGAGTTTTTTAAGATTGTGAGCGCGGTTTTTACCTGTTAAATCAATTCTCTCTTCAGTACCTCTTGGTTTTATAACTATTTCTACTCTGTAACCCTTAATCTGTTTTGGTGCTTTAGGAGTTCTTGTTCCAGAGCTTCTTCCTCTTATTGCAGTACCATCCGATACACATCTACCAGTGGCGGGATTACGTACTTTACCTGGACCGCATTTTTTATTGTATCGTTTAGTTACCGGATTCCATTCATAATCTACCAAATTTGGAGGGTTGTAACCAAACCGTACTCTTTTCCACGCCTCTTTAAGAGAAATACCTTCCTTGTGCTTAAGTTTCATAGCTTTAGCAGCAAGATCAGAACCGGTTCTAGAACCGGATTTAGGCTTTCTTCCAACACATCTTCCCTTTTCACTGCGAACCTGATAAGGTTTACATTTTTTAAGATATCTGTCGTACTTAGCATCGTAATCATAACCCTCCAAAGAGGGTGGATAATAACCTGATTTTTTCTTACCGTAACCAGATGTCATTCCAGACATTAAACTAGAAACCGATTTAACTCCTATTTTAACACGTTTATTATTCATTTATATTTAGTAAATATTTTTTTTTTAAATGGCGTCAGGGTTTTTCTTTATGTATGTCTTGAGATTGTCAAGCTGACGCCACTCCTTTGAAATTCCAGGGCTTGTCTGTGATCCAAATGTATTTGATACGTTAATGAATGAATTATTAATGTATTTCTTGAATTTGTAGCACTCTCCTACCAGTTTAATGTATTCATCTTGATTTCTTTGTTCTCGAGTGTAAACCGCAAATTTTTCAAATGTAGACTGTAGAACTGTAAGTACAAGTCTCCAGATATTTTCGTAATTAATATTCTTTTTGTTCTGTTTGTCTATCTTTTGAATTTCAAATTTCCACTGTTCTTTGCCAATGTCCTTGAGTAGATATTTTACTCTGAGATGAAGAAGACTTCTTTCTGATTGTTCCGCGCGCCCTTGAAATGTACCAATTATCCATTCTACGTGTCTATAAAATCTGTACATATTGCAAAAAGCATCTCGCATAAATTGTTGATTTGGGAAAAGATTCATAACTGCACGGGTAATATATACAGCATCTAAGTTGACTCCACATACAACTTGCCTATCATTCGCGTTCTCATAAGGATTTCTTTGAATCTCCTGCCCGGTTTCTCGAAGCCAACGAAAATACTCTGGATTGTGATTGTACCCCTGCATTTGTTGTCCTGTTCTCCAAGAAAACTGAATGTGACATTTGATACACCACATTTGGTCGCAACCGTCTATTTTAGAAATCATCTCACCGCAACCCGGACAGGGTTTAGCCTGCTTTTTAATTGCCTGTATGGTTGCTTTAGTTTCTTCGTCACATACGTGTCCGGTGTCTTTAATTTCCATACACATCTTGCAAAAATTAGTTTCACACATCTCGCAGTGATAATTAGTATCCAAAAAACCATTACACGTTTCATTACAACATTTAATTGTGAAATTAACACCTGCTGTATCTTCCGTAGATGTACCATAATGAAGTCTGCTTAATTCAAGCGTATGCGCTCGATAGATTTCGTCTTGTTCCCTGACTAGAGCTTTAAGTCTGTCTTTTTCTTTTTGAACGAGATCCATTTGTTTTCTAATTTCTCTCATTCTCTTTTCCTTGATGGCTTCTTTCTGAGTATCTGGTAGAAGAGAAATCTGTCTCTCGAGAAAAAGTTCTTCTTTGTGTTTTTTAAGGTCTTTATCCACGAATGTTTTTGTTAAATTTTTAATCATAAATTCGCGCTCCCAAGGTGTCTTACAAAACATACACATCGGGTCATTTTGAGAGTTTAGAATGTAAGTCTTACAGCAAGTCCTACACGCTGCTTCAGCAATGTCGCAACCTTTGCATTCTACCATTAGATGATTAGAAGCATTAAATTTTTCACAGCAAATAGAGCACGCCATATTACTTTGTATAGTGTAATTAAATATCTTTTGAACTTTTAAACTAAATTAAAAAATGTAATAATTCTATGGAGACGGCGGGGCTTGAACCCGCGACATTCGGCTCATAAGACCGACGCTCTGACCGACTGAGCTACGCCTCCATAGAATTATTTAATAAATTTGTATTTAATGTCCTCCACGTAGTCTTAGAACTAGATGAAGTGTATTTTCTTTTTGAATATTATAATCTGCTAGAGTTCTACCATCTTCTAATTGTTTACCTGAAAAAATAAGTCTTTGCTGATCTGGTGGAATACCTTCTTTATCTTGAATTTTTGCTTTAATATTGTCTATAGTATCTGAAGATTCTACTTCAAGTGTTATTGTCTTACCTGTTAATGTCTTAACAAATATTTGCATAATGTGTTATATTCTTTTTCTTTATATACATTTACATTTACACTTTTTCAAGATTTAATTTTTCTTCTTTAATTTCTCCTTCTTCCAATGTGTCGCTTTTCTTAAGCCGTTCGCATTCTGCTACTTTATCATTATAGATGTCTTCTAGATTTTCATACATTTCAGTTGTTTCTGCGAGTTTCGTTTCCGTTTCTCGAAGAGTAACTCTCAATTTATCAAAATTTTGAATTAAATCGGTGTACTTTTTATACAATTCAGAATAAGTATTATAAATCATTCTATTAAAACCATTTGTACGAGACAAAATATTACCAATTCGACGATTATCCTCGATACAATTATGTACTTCATCTGTTTTTTTCTTGATAATGTGTTTCATTTCTGAAATTTGCTTTTCATTACATCTGTTGTTGTATCTAAAAGTACGATCTGTCGTGATATAAAGTTTTACCATTGTAAATGTAAATGTTTCATTTCTTTAAATAAATATAAACATAAATTAGATACATCTTCAATGCCTTTTGGTCGTCGTGTAAATCTTTCAAGAACTGGTCTTAAAAAAGAATTGACCGTTACACCTTTTACTCCAGGCGATTATGCTCCTGTGAATTATACGTTGTACAAACTTACAAATAAATTTATGTACATCCCAAGATACTTTAATTCAGAAGGTGAATTAATTTTAAATGAAATACACACAGGTTGTATTAAAATAAATAGTTCGCCAAGAGAATATCAAAAAGTAGCAATTGAAGAAATTCATGCCGAATTACTTAAAAATGGTTCTTGTATAGCTTGTTTGTATACTGGTTGGGGTAAAACATTTGCTAGTCTTTACATTTCTTATTTGCTCGGAGTTAAAACTATAATTTTAGTTAATAAAGAATCTCTTATGGAACAATGGAAAGAACAAATTCAAAAGTTTCTGAATATTTCACCTGGTATAATTCAGGGCAAGAGTATAAATACAAATGAATGTATATGTATAGGTATGATTCAAAGTATTTCGATGAAAGACTACCCGGAAGAAATATTCAAAGATTTCTCATTTGCTGTTTATGACGAGACGCATCACTACTGCTCCAAAGTTTTTTCTAGTGTATTTTACAAGATAGGAGCTAAGTATAATCTTGGACTGACTGCTACATTAAAAAGAGCCGATCGTTTGGAATATACTCTTGAATGGTTTCTAGGTAAAGTGGCTGTAAATGTACAATTGCTTATTATAGAACCAGAGATACACATTTACAATTTCACAGATTTTTCGGATAGTGTAATTAAATTTTTACCAAATGGAAAAGTAAATTCACCCGCTAGTATCACTTCTATTACAGAAATACAATATAGAAATAATCTCATTTTAGAATTAATCAAAGAGTGTTACATATCCAACAGAAAAATTCTAGTGTTGTCCGATCGTAAGGCTCATTGTGACTTGATATATAATTCATTGTTGTCTTATTCAGTTGGTTTATACTATGGAGGCATGAAAACAGAAGATCTTAAAAAATCGAACAATTGTAGAATTATAATAGCAACATACCAGATGGCTTCAGAAGGTTATGATAATCCAGAATTAGACACGTTGATACTCGCTTCTCCAAAGGGCAACGTAGAGCAGGCAGTTGGTAGAATTTTACGTAAGAAAAATGAAAATCTACCACTTGTCATAGATATAAATGATACAATCAGTGTATTTAATAATTGGCATCGTAAAAGACTTTCTCTATATAGAAGTAAAAAATTTAAAATTAAATGTATGAGTGTTTCTGACACAGCCGACGAAACGATTAATGAATGTTTAATTAATGAATGTTTAATTAGATAAATTTAAATTCTGGATGTGTGAACCGTAGATCTTACAGGAAACTCGTCTAGACCCTGTCTAGCTCCTACTGTAGCATAAGCTTTTTTGGCAGGATACTTATTCATAGAATATACCTTTCCAAAACTAGCATTACCCGATAGTCTAGTTTCTACGTTACCTATCGAAATAGGCTCTGGGACTTCTAATTCAATTCCATCACCGGCCGCTGGTACATCTACTTGCGAAGGAGCGGACATTGGGGCGACTTGATTTACCTGAGCGGTAGGCTTGGCATCCGATGACTTAACTACGACAACTTCATCTGGTTTTACTTTTTCAGCAACTGTAGTTACTTTCTTTCCAGCAGAAAGAGACTTACCTTGGGCTACTACGGTCTTATTGGGTTTTACCTGGGCCGCCTTAACTACCACCTTTGTCTCGGGATCTAACTGACTAGAATCTGCAACTACTGTCTCGTTGATGTCGACGTCTTCCTTAGTGACTAATTCAGACTGACCGGTTACCATACTCTTTTTAAGTACCTCTTGTCTTGGTTTTACCTGATCTGGTTTTACAGTAACTCTTTCACCCGGTTTAACATCCTTTGCCTTTACAACAACATCTTCGGTTGCTACTACATTCTCTTTTTTAACTACTACATTTTGTTCTGGTTTAACTTGAGAAGAATCTACTTCTACTGGAGTGGCTGGTTCTACTTCCTTAGCAGAGGTCGCGACTGGTTCGTCTGCTTCAATAGAGGATCTTGTAGAAATACCGTATGGGCCTCTGTAAGTCTTTTTGGCATACAAAGAATCTAGGCGATCACCATTATCTAATACAGCACCGGTGATTCTATCATCAAAATGAAATTTATTTGATGCTTGATTTTCAATCTGGTCGGCATTTAAAGCTGTTAAATTCTTCTGGATATCACCGGCTAATGAAAAAGCGTCTCTATTTCTGTACTGCTTTCTAGTTGAAAATGTACCTGACATCCATAGAACGCCAATTATTGCGGCGACTGCTATGGCAACTACAACAGGCATTGGTAAGTTTGCGAACATCTTTTATTATAAATAAATATATTTTTTTTAAATAAATAAATTAGAATGGGCGCAAAAAATAATTTAACGCAAGATATAATAATTATTTTTTTAATAACCGCTTTTTGGGATGTAATTCTTAGACTGATGTCAGAGGGTAAAATTAAATTTTTTGGAATTGAAAATATGAAATGGATAACCGTACTCGAAGAATATTTTGAAAAACACACAATTTTATCCGCTGCGCTTATAGCCGGTTTTGTTGGCGCAGTAACACATTTTATCATAATTAAATCATTTGAATCATTAAATTTGTCAGGAATAAATATTTATACTATACTCTTGGTGATTTTTATTTCAGGAATAGCAGGTATACCGATGAGATACTCTGGATTATTTCCACATCTTAAGAATCATTATTACGATCCTCTAGGTTTTGGATATTCTTTCGCCACAGATGCCTTTTCAGGTGTTGTAGTTGGAGCTAGTTATCAATTTGTTAAATTATTTTATTAAATTAAATTGTAGTGTATAAACTAAATGAATAATAAAGAAAAAATTATAGATTTACGAAATAAAGACTATTATATCAAATTATTAAACCGTTTGAGACATAATGGTCTTTATGAATTATTTACAGATGAAGAAGTAGATTATCCAAAGATAGTACTCAAAGTTATAGAGTTTTTAAATCAGAATAAAAAATTCATTAAAAATTTTCAATCGAAAGACTTTGAAAAAATTATTATATTATGTATAGATGAAATACTAACTAAAAAATACAACATAGATATCGATTATGAAAAACTTGAAATTGTATTAAATTTAGTCAAGAATTCTTATTTAATAAAAACTTTATTTATAAGAGTTAAAGACATATTTCTTAAGAATTATTATAAATATAAATGTAAGTTTTGTATATCTCAAAACGACGATGACATCATAGAAACTGAAAATTAAGTTTGTTTTGGAGCAAGACAATATTTAATCTGTCCTAAATTTGCTACGTTATACAAAATAGTCAAAGGGTATCCTGTTTTTAGATAAATTTCAACTGTACTACATAAATTAGTACATTTAGTGAACAGTAGTATGTATTTGGTATTGTATACACCATATTGTTCTTCCGCTACAGAATTATCATTTGTTTCATTAATAGTGATGCTCTGATCGGCAAAATCTCCTATGGCTCTTAGTTTAAGGGCTTTGTTATACGTAAAATGTATTTCATTTGAAATGTTAGAAAGATCTGAAATGTAAGTCTGAAAATCAGAACTCGGCATTGTTATGTAACTATTAAATCGGATATCAGGTATTTTATAAATTTTTTCATCCATATCAAGAAGTTTAATTTTTGTAGATATTTTTGACTTTTTTTCACTATTTTCACATTGAATGTACATATGACCTTCTTCGTTTTGATATATAGTAAATGATATAGTATCGGAATGTTTAATACCTTTCAAAATTTTAAAAATAGACAGCAGATTTACACCGATATTAGTAACTTTATTACAAATGTATTCTTCAAATTTCTCTTTTTGAAGAAATAAATTGACAATGGCACTATTAGTTCCATCTATTGTTGTAAGTTTAAGACCAGTGGAGTCTGCTTTAAAATTTACATCCGAAAGAATATTTTTAAGAGACTCGAAAAGAATTCTTATAGCATTAGTCTGTACGGTTTTAAATCTAAATAATACAGGTTCTTCAGTTTCGTCTGTCATTATTTAGATTTAATAAATCTGTTTTTTTAAATACATTAACATTAACATTCACTTTTAATTTTCCAAAAGATGTTCATCTCTGGGATCTACCGCTGCATGTCGCTTCCAAAGGAGTTTACAAGGGAGTGGTTTAGTGATACACTTTCTACCGTTTAAAGGTGTTTCATTCGAGAGCATCAAAAGTGTACCGTTGTTAAAATCAATGTCTTCATAATCTGGATGATCCATCAGAGCATCTTCAAGCTTAATTGGTTCTTCGCGATCGTTGTAAAAATTACAATACGGTCCCAACCAAGGCTGAATGTACTTTGTAATATCCATCCCATTTAGAATAATTATCTCTGGGTAATATGGATACTTTGTAGGAGCGATGTCAAATGGATAAATAGGAAATCTAATGTCTTTTGTATAAGTAATGTACTTCATAAATTCTCCATTAAACATATACTCAATAATAATGTATTTAATTTTATTTTCATCGGTTTCCATTTCCGAAATTTGTTCGCCTGTTAGTTCCGATTCAAGAATTTCAGAACCGTCTTCAAAAATAACCCGATAACACAACAAATTGTACTCATCATGTTCGTACTTGTCTTCAAATGTCTTATAAGGACTGAGATAATTATAAGCTTTATTCAATACGTACGTAAGTAGACCTATAAAAGTAAAGGTATATAAAGCAAACATTTATTCTTTTTAATAAAAGGTTTCTTTAAATCAATTTAATGGAAGAAACTGTTAAGAAGAGGGGACGTAAGAAAAAAGAACCTCAGGAAGTAAAAGTGGTAGTTTCGGAAGAACCGGTTAAAAAAAAAAGAGGCAGGAAAAAGAAATGGGAAACAACTACTTTCAAAAATAATTACATTCAAGAAAACCAAAATGATGACACTTTATTTGACAATAACGAAGAAATTCAAGAAGATTATTCGAGTAGTGCCTTGTCTTTTGGAAATCTTTGTATCCAAGTACACGATAAAGAAAAAGAAGAAAACACGGACATTTCAGACTTTTTTACAGTAGATAATAACAAAGGTTGTAATATAATAGTATCAAGCGACGAAGAAGACACCTGTGACATCGTCAAAGAAAATGTTAAGAATTTAAAACATTATAACAGAGGAACTGATATAACCAAGATTAAAAGAAATCTTAATGACATTCGCTGTTACAATTGTCATCATACATTTAAAAATGTACCATTTTATTTACCTATAGATTATTGTCCTAAATTACAGCGTTATAAACTATTTGGTAATTTTTGTTCTCCAAATTGTGTGAAGTCTTATTGTATAAATAATAAATCTTTTGAAAATAAAGGTTACCTCGTGGGACAATTTTACAGAGCTCTTTTTGGTCAAGATTTTAGAATTAAGTGTTCTCCTAGTATTCTTACATTAAAAGAATATGGAGGGGATAAAAGTATAGAAGAATTTAGAAAATTATCCTATACTAATTCCAGATACACTATGAATAATATAAATACGAAAATTGTAACTATTGAGTAAATTTAAAAGTAAATTTAAAAGTATAACTTAAAAACAATAAGCATTAGAACAAATAATATAAGTCTTAGATATTTAGATACTACCTGCCCTTGCATCATATTGGCCTTAAAAAGATAATTCATTTTTTCATCAATTGATAAATTAGAAAAGTCTTCTTCAAGCATTACAGAATGTAATTCAAGTGACTCTCCAAACAAAGACCTAGATAAATTTTCTAAAAGACCCCTATTCTCTTGATATATTTCCATCTGAGAATTATCAGTAGTATAGGTTTTAGCGGGACTTTTTTTGATATCACTTGCCAATAATAAAGATGGGTCAGGGGTCTCTGTTAAAGGCGCCGAAACTTGATTATAATATAATACCATTTATATACTATATACATTATTTTAATTTAATTTTTTTTTAAATATTAATTGCCCTTTTTCCTTTTTCATTAATTTTAACCTCTTTAGAAGTTTCTACGGTGCTGTTAGAAATAGTATCATCATCTCTCATCATATTAGCTAAATTCATACTTGGACCGGATATTTCTTTTGAATTTGGTTTCCCCTGTGGTCCCGATGAACTACTCATTGCCGCTGCTATATTCTTCATAATTTCTGAATTTTGAAGTCCATTGTCGCCAGATGGTAAAGCACTACTGAATAATGATTTAGTTACATGGAACATAAATGCACTTCCTGCGAGTGTTACCAAGAGTTGTAACTCCGGTGGAAGTTCTGCGCGAGTTTTATATTTTTCATGAAGTCTTTCAAATACGGATTCGTAGTCATCTAAATTGTCCATTACAGATTCTGACCATCCGTCTAATTTTGCTCCTATCGGATCGAATTTTTTATTAGCAAACTCAAGACCAGTAACGGCAGCCATTAGTATTTTTTGCTGGAATTTTACACTCATTTCTTTCTCCATGTTGCCCTGGTGAAGTTCTAATTCAAACCGTAAATCGGAAAGTTTAGATGCCATAGAGTATTTCTTAGTCAATTCTACACCTTTCTTCTCTAGAGCAAGTAGTTTAAGAAGAATTTCTTGTTTTTCTTGTTTTGGATCTTTCTTTTCTTTAACATTTGATCCATCACTTGAATCAGAATAATCAGAATATTCTGAACCAGACTCCGAACCAGAAGACTCCGATCCAGACTCTGAATCAGGTTCCGAACCAGACTCTGATCCAGACTCCGAACCCGCTTTTTTCTTAGAATTATTTACGAAACTCTGATAATCATCCGCATTAAATTTAGACTTAGACTTTAAATTTTTAAGACTTGTTTTCTTTACCGGGGCAGCCGCCGATATTGTACTACCAGATGCATCAGAAGCTGAATCATCTGAGTCCCTGATGACATCAATTCCTTTTACGCTAACAGGATTTTTAATCTGTACTGTGGGTCTAGAAGAATTTTCAGTTTCTATCTGTATTTTTGGTACAGAACCGCTCATATTATAATTAAGTGAATTTATTTTTTTGTTATCATTGGAACGAGTAAATAATAAATTAAGAGGGTATTTGATATTGTACTTATCTATAAATGACATAGATGTACATAGATGTAATTACAATTTAATTGTGTCTTTTTTTTAATTCATTTTAAAGACAAAATTGATAAATAATCAAATGCTAACAAATAATATAATTTATGGTGCGGGAATACTATTTTATACTAAAAGTATAGAACAAACACCTTATTTTTTTCTTGGAAAAGATTGGGACAATAAGTGGTCAAATTTTGGAGGAGCATGCGAAGCTACAGATAAATCAGATCCAGAAATAACTGCTGCTAGAGAATCTTGGGAAGAGACACTCGGGTGTATAGAAGATTATGAACTTATTAAGAATACACTTACTAAATTTAATTCACAGTGTATAAAGTGTAAAACACCTTCTGGTTATCCTTATTATATGTATTTGGTTAAAGTTCCTTTCAATACTAATTACAGACACAGATTTTTATCTACTAAAAAATTTATATCAAAAATACACATCGATAAAAAGTTTTTAGAGATAAATGATGTAAAATGGGTGTCGTATGAAACTATACAAAACAGTATTGGTTCTAAACAACCTCTAATAAAACTAAGGGGTATATTTGAACAGACACTCGCAGATAATAAAGAAATCATTGATAAGATTATCTTATAGTTATCATTTTTTCTTTTATAGATGTAACAGGTGTTACAATTGGAGGTAAAGGTGTAGAATCTGCTTTGCGATACACACCCATTGGTTTAATCTCGTTTCTTGGAACTACCGAATGAGCTAAAGAACTTGGAACTATTATATGAGACATTAAGTTTTTATCTGTAATACCGGATACTTGATTCTTGGGTTTTACCTTTTGAATAATTCTCTTTGCATCGGTATCTTTGGCTTCCGAAACTGTACTAGTTAATAAAATGTGCGTATCCTCTTTAACACTTTGTGTTTTAAGATTTAAAGAGTTTATAAGATCATTGTAATAACTAGATCTACCAACCGTATTATCTTTTTTAGCGTATTCTTCATCATAAGGAATCGTTTTTTTATATGATATAGTCTTTTGTGGTGGAACTTTAGTTAATATTCTAATTTCTTTAGGATCTTTTTTTGATAAATTTACCCTATTGTTGACGTCATTAGCTACATCTTGTATCTGCCTGTTAAATTTACCAACATTACGCTCTGTAACATTCATTATGATTTACATTTTAGTAAATATTTTATTTTAGATTGTAATTACGAGATATATTTTTCATATCTGTGTCTACCTTGTCAACCGGGTACAATTTTTCGTGTACTTTCATATGTTCAACGCGGTCCTTAAAACCTACTAAATTGGGTCTTGTTTTAATTTCTACATTACCAGACATTTCATCTATAGCATTCAATTTCATATTATCTCTTTCTTTTAATAAACTATGATCTACGCTTCGAACGTCGGGCAAAATTTTATTTTCATAACCTATTCTGGTTTTGTAAATACTGGTTGCTCTCTCAGTATATGTATTGTTAATGTCAAATGCAGATGTATCTTCTGGTAATATTAATGTACCTACTTGCGCGTCCTGTTTGTATCTTCTAGTAGTTGTTAAATCATTGGTACTTTCTAATGCCTTAGAATCACCCGATTTCATTCTTAATTCGGATTCTTTATATGGGTAATTATTTTTGTATGAGATGTCTTCTTTAGTAAGACTACCATTAGCGTCTACCTTATCTACTGTAGATGGACGGACCCAGCCGTATGCCCTGGTAGATGAACCACCTTTTACATTTTTTCCCAGATTTAAAATCCGAGGATCTTTTACTTCACTCATTTTTTCTCCAAGTTCGTTGTACATTTTAGGAGCTGACTGTAAAGAAATGTTTTCTTCGGCGCTCTTTATTATATTGTCTATTTCTTCGGGAGAAACATTTTTTGCTGAATTTATAAGTTCAGGGTCTAATTTAAGATCTTGAATTATTTTTTCTACTTCTCCTGAAAGTTTTTCATTTACATTTTCATTGTTTTCTTTTGTAAACATCTTGTTCATCCAGGATGAACTCATAAGTTCAGGATCGGAAAGATTAGATTTGCCATACATATTAATGTATAAACCAAATACAGACAATACTATTATCAATGTAGTTAATGTATTCATAATTATTATTAATTAAATATTTTAAATTATAATAATAAATCTAAGATATTTAATTAAACTTCGGTCCTACACGTCGGACACGTATTTGATTTTTCTGTGAGCCATTTTTTAATACACATTTTACAGAATGTATGATTACATTTTAATTGTACGTTTAGTTTTTTATTTTCCATACAGATACAACAATTGGAAAGTTCTTGGTTGAAATTCAACTCATTAAATTGATCTTCAGACAAGGTCTTTTTAGTTTCTTCTGTATTTGTAGCCCTGATGTCTTCACCCAATATTAGACTATGCGAGAGTGCTATCAAAAGAGGGTGTAAGATATCCTCATCCGCGTCAATTACTATAGGTTGAAAATAATAAATACGTTGATCTTCTGGTACGCTAAATATACCTTCTCTCGAAGAATATGCTACAGATCCGATGTTTGAAGACATATACATTGTTTTATTAAATATTTATATTTATTTTTTATACTTGTTTAATTTAATGTTTTATTTGTTCTACTTAGTCTACCTGAGTTAGTAATCGCATCCTTATTAAGTATTTTAGAGCTACCAATTGTTTCGTCTAAATATTTATAACCAAAATTTCTTGTAAAAGGTACATCTTTAGGTGTATTTTTAGTATAATCGGTAATCGTGAATTCATAATCTTTGTCACCGGTATTAATATTTTCAGTGTCATATAGCATGTAGTGTCTATTGTTATAAGATACTAATTTTTCTGTATATCTTTCATTTATACCTTCGGGTACCGAAGCAAGATCTATAGCCTTATTTCTAGTTCTTACAACAACTGGTTTTAACTTTTTAGTCATTGCTTTACCTTCAATTTGTTGTTTATTGTATTTTACAAGAGCCTTTACAGCCCTGTCTTCTACCTTAGCAGAATGTAACACTGCGTAATCCATCTCTTGATTATATCTACCTTCCGAGTTGTAGTCTATAATTTTGGATTTGGCGGTTTCTCCTGTATATTCCATTATTATATAATAATATATAATAAATTTTAATTTAAATATTTCTATTTAGTTTTGATATACTTTTTGTGATAGAATTTATAACTTTTGGACCAGATGGTAAAAATTCAGAAGTATCGATGGTTTCTTTTGTAATCTTTGATTTAGACTGATCTCCTTCTAGAAAATAGATGTGTTTGCGTTGGTCATCGGTGTCTGGAGGAGTATAATCTAATGATATTTGATTCATTTGATTTTGCAATTCATCATGTTTAGTTATTTTATCAGCTGGCGTTTCATTTTCTAATTTGTAACTTTCAATTGAGTTTTCTACACTAGGTGTATTAAATGTAAGAAAGTAAAATACAACTGAAAGTGTTATTGAAATAAGACCGGAATATATAACGTTTATGTCCTGCGTGTAAATGTAACCTAATACCGTTACCAAAATTATAAGTCTGGTTAGGGAATTGTATTGATAATTTTTATCGTCGGATGTAAAAGGAATAACATTAACCGATGAAAACAAAGAGCAAAAGTTACTTAACCAATAAGATGTCATTTAATATTACATAACTATTTTATTTTCTCCAGGAATTCTACAGAAAAATCTTCAGTGTGTAAATTATTAATTTCGGATTTATAATCAGAAGCATACATACTATTATACTTAGAAAATAAAGATTTATCCTTGTTTACTATAATTTCTCCAAGTACAAAAAGAGACTGAATGTAGTCCCATATAGCTTTCTTTGTAGTTGGCGTAAGTTCATTCCAATAAGTATCAAGGCCGCAGTCTTCTGTAAAATTACCAAAATTTTTGGCAGTGTCATTAACAGATTTACTCTTTAAGAAGAAATTATCGTCTCTTTGTCTTATCTGTGTTTTATATTCTATACAACCGGCCATAAATAAATTAGAAGGAGTAGCAGGAGACGTTGTCTTTAAAATTTTAAAACCCTTGTAGTAAGTGTTGAGCCTTGCATAAGGAAATTTGGAGATTATCTTTTCCAAGAATTCCTGGAAAAGTTTGTTGAAATTATCTATTTCCTTGGTCGACATGTGTATTATTACATTATAATTACATTTTTTATATCAATTTTAACTCTGAAATAAATAATGTTTAATATATATTAAATGTCGTCCGAGATTAAAATCAACGGTATTAACGTTTTTATTAATAGATTTGATACACCTGAAGAAATTGTAAACATTGACAAACTAAAGACTGATTTTCCATTAGACGAAGATGAAGAAGGTTTCTACAGTCTTAGTTTATCTCAAAAAAAATTCTTAGGAGGTGAAACAATTAATGACAATTATAACAGACCACCGATAGGTCCAATAGACAAGGGTCTGTACTGTTCGGTTTGTGATTCCGTGGGCCCGGAAGATCACAGGGAAGACTGTGATACACCTTTACCAGAAAGTTTAATGCTTACTATAAAAGGCTTAAAAGATTACATTCTGGTTCCAAGTTACGACGGATACCTTGTTGATATTAAAGATAAAATTAACGATGGAAGTATAACACAGACCGAACTTAATGAAGAAGTTTTATTATTAGATGACGAAATTAGTCCTGATGAAATTTTAAATGAAGAAAATGAAAATGTTTTAACAGAGATTTCATTTGACTCGGAAGGCGTCTTTAAAAAGAGAGGGCCCAAAAAATTGGCAGCTAAAACTTCAACTACTCAATTTTTGAATAATGTTATAATATCTTATCAAAAATCTGGTAACAAGACATCAATCAGAATCAGTAAAAATGGCCTCATAAATTTAATTAACGTACCAGAAGACTCAGAAGAGTACAATGATATGATATCCGAATTAATAGAAAGACTAAAGGATTCTGATGTAATAAACACGGACACATTGGAAGAAATAACTGGAACCTCGGAGTACAGATTATTTGATGAGTATTCTTACATTCATTCAATGTCCGGACAATTCACACTCGATAACTTTAATGGAAAACAGGTAGATTTTGAAAACTTAGACAATTTAATAAGTCCCTTTGATTCTTCTGGAGAGATAATTCCTAGTAGCGTCACTACAGTGGAGGATACTACATCGGGTAAAAAAATAATAAATTTCGAAGGTATTCGCATAATAGACTGGGAATATTCTCTGGGTAGAATGACTCGGACTGGTGTAATGTCTAAAGAATACATCCGATTTGTAAATACCCCGGCTCCAGGATTAAAAATGACATGTATTATAAATAAATATGGAACTATCACCATGACATTGTCTAAATGTAGCGATAAGAATATACAACAGGGGTTTTGCGAAGATGGTGATACATCTATTAAAAAAGAATTATTTCAAAATGTAGTAACAAAATTCAATGAATTATTTAGAAGTCAAGAAGAAATTCTTACAACTAAAGCAATTGATAAAATTTCAAAAGAAATAAAAGCTTATAACACTGTATCTGGAAATGCTGTTCCATCGTCTGTGTGTAGAAATACACAGACAAGAGTAGATGATGATGGAAATACATGGAAAGAAGGAAAAAGACCTGATCCATATTCTTGGAGTGGTACCTGCCCTGATCCGAATTATCAATATCTAAGCCCAGAAGGTGTACAGGGTCCAGACGGTCTGTGGTACCCCTGTTGTAAAGCAAAAAGTGAAAAATCTGTTAAACTTATGAGAGATTATCTCATTAAAGGCTTTCCAAGAAATCAAGCGGAGGCTGAGAAATACAATATAATAAACGGAGAAGACCTCGGTTCAGGCATTTTAATACCGGATAGCAATAGCGCCGGATCAACTGCCGAGATTTCTTTAAATGGGAAAAACGAAATCGTAACTGTAATTAAGAAAAAGAGTAAAAAGTCTAATGAATACACCGTTAGGACTCAAGATGGTGAAATTATAGATGTCCAAGGAGAAGCCTTTAAAAGAGACTCGAGAGTATTTCCGGGGTTGAATACATTTAATAAATTTCAGTTAATAGAATGTGTTAAACTTAATCTTAAAAAAATAGACCTTGTAATAAATCAGGATGGTAATTTAATTAAAAATAAGATTTCAGAATTAAATGAAAAGAGTTTACCTGAAAACACTGCTATTTTTAAAAGTTTAGATGTTTCAATTACTAAAAGAAATCTTACGTTGTCTAATATAGATACATTCAAAAGAGTCCCATTTGTGGTAAAATCTGTACCGGGTAATAGTTATCCTTTCTTTTTATGCCTTGGTCCCGGTGGTAATTTTTACATTAATTCAGAACTAAATAGTATAGACTCAGAGATTTCTAATAAATTCGACACAGACATCGTTCTATTCGGGTATCTAAGAAAAAATGAAATAGAAAATGTAAATGAATTTCATATAATCGATTTAATTTATTATGAAGAATCATATACAAATATTCCATTTAACAGAAGAAATCAAACAATTTCTGAGTTACAAAATTCCATATTGAATAGTATTGCAGATGAAATCATTGCTTTTCCTGATTTTTTTACAGATGTAATAGAAGGTAGTAATTACTTTACATCCGAAAATAAAATGAGTACACTAATATTCATAAACGAGAATGTATGTGATTACTTAACATGGGGCGAAAAAGACACCACTGACGATATAATTGAACTTCAGGTATTAGAACTTACAAAAGGTTCAATTATTAAATTCGGCCACAGTAACATGTCTTTCCCCGAAGGGTTAAATTTCCTTAATAAGTATGAATTTACAAAAAGAGAAATTCCAGATAAATTACTACGAGGTGATTATGTAAATGTTAAAATTAACAGGGATTTCTCTGGAAATATTGTTCCTAAACGCAAGATAAGTATATTAAGTAAAACAGAGCGAAATGAAGAATACAATACAGTTTTGAATGAATTATATACTAAATTTAGACCACTTGATATAACCCTTTTCAGCGATCCCGATGAATGGTATATTTCTCAAGACAATACACTCGTAAATTCTGGTTCTGTTTTATCAAACGCTGAGTAGATGTGTTAAAAATTTAAATAGTTCATTAACGTTGATATTATCACTGATGAATTCAATTTCTATCTGAAACTTTTCATCAGAGTTATCATTAGTCTTAAACATTCTGGTCTGTGGAAAGTATTCAACAGATGTTATAGCAGTAAAGTCTACCCTGAATAATGAATTTGGTTCGGTGAAAGAAATACGATATTTTCGCTTTGTGTCACCGGCGGTATTGGATTTCATTACACGCGTTTCAGTGGACAAGGAAAAACGAGTATCAAAGGACAACCATTTTGAAATTTCAACATCTACATTTGATATTCTATTCTTGATGACACTCTCGTAATGTATAAATTTTCCAAAGTCATACGAATAGATGTACCGTGTTCTAACACCGTCATCGTAGATGTCTATAAAATCTGTGATTTCTTTTTTGAATCCAAATCTTTCAATTACATTTAGAATTTTTTCGAAATCTGTTCTTGATAAAATTGGGTTGAAAAAAGTCTTTCCCGATTTATTTAGTTTACCAAGTCTCATTTCGACTTCAATGTCTTTTGTTGTGTTTACATTTTTAATCATTTCTTCAATTTTAGAAATATCCCCTTGATTTAGCAGTTTAACATTTTCTGATGCGGCTATACATTTGAATAATTTAGCCTTTGAAGAATGTTCGAGTATAATACGATAAGCTTTTTCATTGTCTGGTTTGAGAAAAGCGATAATGTTGTCTACATTTACTGGATTTTTAAAACTACGCATAACATTTAATACAGTTCTTATAGCATTTGGACTTGTTTTATCAGTTCTGGGGTTTTTCCATTTAAAATCTGCGGAAAATTCATGTATAGTTCCAGATTTTACAGAAGCCGGAACATTTACAACAACGGGTCTGCCGCGATCTTGAAATATTTCCAATGTATTTCCTTTTACAACTTGAACGTTAGCAGTAGTGTCATTTATTTTAACTATTCTCAAATCAACTGTCTGTTCTGTAGGAGGCTTCCATTTGTATTGGCCAGTAAGTAAGTTATTCCAGTTTCCAATTGTATACAATGTATCAGCAGCTGTAAAAATTAAACCGTCTAGTTCTAATTTACCTCTAAATTTGTCTGCGTTTTTCTTAATAGTAGAAATGTAATCATAATACTTCGCCCGATGTTGTTTCAATTGCATCTGAAGCCATCCAGAACCTACAGAATTGTATAGAGGTAAAGTAGCTGACAATAGACTATCAAGAAAATAAATCGGTTTGAGTTCAATATTAAAGGCGTCTACAGATTTAAAAGCATTTGGCAATAAAGGTTCTCCGTTGTTAAATTCAGATAAATTTGGATCTATCATTTTAGCAAGAATGTCGTATCTTGATATATAAGGCCAAGGTTCACTACGAAGCCTGTTATCTTCTGGAACCATCATAGAAAAAGATTGTCCGATTACTTTTTTACCGTCAGAGTCAATAGAAATTTTTTCAGGTCCAAATAAAATATCGAATATCATGAAAGAAACACCCCTTATTTTAACAGGGTCAAGCTCTCTATGAGGTTTACCATTGATGTCAAAAAATACCAATTCTCCGTCTAAAAGCATTTCGGGTGTATTTACATCTGGTAAATTGAAATTCGATATGACATTTAGTTTCATGTTGCGGTCTACAAAACATACTTTCCTTTGTTTTACATTCGCTACACCCGTATCGGGACCGATGTACATAAGATATCTAGTTCCGTCAACTTTTTGAGTAACAGTGTATTTTGATTTACCATTTGGACCCTTTATCATTAAATTTGGCATGTCTGTCTTTTCTAAAGTAATCGGCATTCCTCCAATAAATTTCGACATATCAAAGTTTTCATTTTTAGATAGAAAATTTTTAACAAGTTTATTAAACTGTTCTTCTACCTTGGGATCTTTAAAAGGTTCCATTGATGGGTGTGTATTAATTATACATCTTTTTTTAATTTTAATATTAATTATTTTTTGCAATAAAGTATCAATAAAATTGATAATATTGCGAATACAAAGCCTTGGTGTTGTCTAAATTCTGCCCCTGATTTACATAAAAGATATGCTTTATACCATCCTTGTTTACTTTCTCGAAGACCTTGTATCTTAGCAGCAAGTCTATGAGCCCACAGAGGAGCTCCTTCCCAAGTTTGAAAGTTTTCCGTCTCGGCTAAAACCTGTACAATTAGAGGTTCGTGATACACCAATACATTTTTAGGCGAAAAATAAACACCATCTACGTGACCGTTAAACTTTTTACTTAGCATGTCTTTTTGAATTTCAGTTCTAATTTTTTTAGAAAGTATATGAGCTTGTGCGAATGCCATGGGGTCTGTGTGGTAAAATAATCCATTTAATTTAGTAAAAAACCCAAGTGAACCCATTGATATAATAGTAAAATCATTAGAACCTATATAACCGTCTATTTTTTTATAATGTATCGGATTATAGTTTAGAACTTCTGCGTCGTCCTCGAGTATGATAATGTTATCATAATTTTTTGCATATTCGAATGCTGTATAATACGCATGCGTTACATCTTCTGTGGTTCTTTTGATGTTATCTGGTTTTTTACAATTTTTATAACCCTTATTGTACTGATATATTGTTTTCTTCGATAGATTAAGAAGAAGAGGGTCTTTCTTAAATCTATTAGAATTTTCCATTGTTAAAACGATGGTTAAATCTACATTTTTGAATAGTGGATTTTCACTTTCAGCAATAGTTTCATATGAATAACAATTTGTCATTTATTAATATGAAATTATTTAATTTTATAATTATTTACCTCATTTCTGGAGGAATATATTTGTATCCAAGAAAATCAAAGATGTCTTTTTCTGTTTCTGGAAATTCTTTTTCTATCACAGTTAAGTACTCCATTTGTGTTACTTTTGGACCAGTAGGGGACTTTTTAGTTAAATTCTGTTCGTTTAATGAATAGCCTTTTTCGAGAGCAAATTTTCTCATTTTAACGTTAAATTCTTTAGATCCTGTTGTGAAAAGTATAGCAAACGGAAAGGTTTCTTTAGGATGATAAAAGATATCAAGGTGACGATAATATTCATCAATACTGGCAACAGCCATTATCTTAGTGGGCCCTTTCGCGAGCACATTAGTTTTTTCTATTACACCCCTTTTAACTAAATTATTATAAAATGTATTCATTACTCTTGGATTTTTAACATCTGTTGTAATTAAGGCGTCAATGTCTCCTGAGTCGGGAGTTTTTCTACGATAAGAACCTGCAAGTATAAGTTCACCTGTTATACTTAATTCAGTCATTGTCTCTTTGAAAATTTCTGTCAGTATTTCATTCCAAGAGTCCATTTCCTTGCGAGGAATTCTACGCATCAAGTCTTCATAATGTTTTAAACCGATTGCTTGTTTTTCATTTAGAATGTCTTTATTCACCGAATATAAGTACTTTAGTTCTTCGACTGTAGTAATTTCCTCTGTGTCGTATATTTTTGCTGCTGTACTTGGCCCAATATTTGGAACTTTGGTAAGATTTTCAATGGCAAGTGATCTCTGATCCTGTTCTGTAAGTGATATTCCGTCAGTTTGACCTGTTTTTAGAATGCTGTCTATTTTCTGTAGTATAGAACTTTTCCAGGTTCCATTCTTTGCTTTAAAGTTTTCTTCGCCTGCCAATTTCATGTCTCCCTCTCTCAGAACTTTAATGTAGTCTTCTACAGAATTTAGGTTCATGTCATCCTTCAAAATTTCATTCGCTTGTTTATAACTTTTAACTTTGAAAGTCCAATTTGCTTCTTTTTCGGAAACTATTTTAGCAACTAGTTTAGACAAAATTTTTTTAACATCTTTTACGGGTACATTTATTTTTTTTGAGACAGATA